AGCGAAACATTGGACAGAATCTGATGAAAAAAATTACGGTGGTTTCTAATCACAAACGAAAGGAGAGTTTAATTACTCTCCTTTTTATTTTGTATTATAACCAAAATGTATTATCTTTGGATATATGGTATTTGTAGAAGATAAATTTGATTTTGAAAGTTTCTTAATAGAATATAGAAAACACACTAATTTAATATACGTTAGATTATCAGATGAAGAAAAGCATGTGATGAACAATCGTATATCATTTATCTATATTAAATCAAAAACCAATGAGTGGGTTATAAATGTAAACAATGGTGATGGATTAGGAATTAAAATAGAAGCATTGGGGCAATTATTAGATACACAACATCCTCAGTTAATTTTTAATTACAAATCAATTTCACAAATATTAAATTTTACTAAAGGATTTGATGTAGATTTAGCTAAATTTATTGAGTATGGTTATCATGATATTGAATTGAGCGACAATCAATTAAATCAATTTTACAAATCAAAGTTTAAAGGTGAACCATTTTTGAATGATAGTATTCCAATGGTTAAACAAATAGAACTTATACAACAATATGTTTCTAAGTTTTCACTTAACGTAAACAAAAATTCAATTAAATATATAGATGATGCAACAAAGGCATTTAGTTATATTGAAAGTAGTGGATTAAAGGTAGATGGGGATTACGTTTTAACGTACAATCCAGTTCATTTAACGAAGGATAATATGGTTTATACTCAATATAACCTAATGACATCTACACTCCGACCATCGAACCGATATGGTGGTGTAAACTATGCTGCACTTAAAAAGGATACCGGTGAAAGAAAAGCATTTATAAGTAGATTTGAAGGTGGTGAATTGATTAGTTGTGATTATGAAGCGTATCATCCTAGATTATTGATGGATATTATTTATCAAATGAAACTTAATTCAAAAGCAGATGTAAAAGAAATGCAATGGATTAAAGATTTCTATGGTAGTGGGTTAGATTTTTACACATGGATTGGTAATCAAATCGGTATTGATGATAGAAACGAAGTAAAACTTTTAATATTCCAAAATTTATATGGTGGGATTAGAAGTGAGTTATTAGATATTCAATATTTTAAAGAGATACAACACCTTACTGATTTATTATCTGAAACAATTGTAAAAAATAAAGCAATATTTACACATTCATACCATATTCAGTTTGGTATTGAAAGATTAGAACCTATAACTCCTGCAAAAGTGCTTAATTATTATATTCAGGCATACGAAACCGAAAGAAATATAACAAAAATATTGAAAATAAAAGAGAAATTAGAAGGAAAACAAACAAAATTGATATTATATACTTACGATGCATTTGTATTTGATGTTTATCCGACAGAAAAACAATATTTATATAGTGATATAATACCTATATTAAAAGGTGGACATGGTAGATATCAAATAAAAACAACCACCGGTAAAAATTATGATGAACTTTAATTTAGAAAATCTTAGTGAAATTATTGATGATGTTTTAACAGAATTTTGTGTTACATATCCAATTCCAAACTTTGATAACAAAGAACAATTAGAACACTTACGTTCAGTATTAGAACAATTCGGTGCAGAAACATTTACAGATATTGAATTAATGGAAGCTATAAGTTTATCACCAAAGAAATTTACATTAGAAGCACCCAAGAAAGATGGTACTGACCCTAAGTTAGCAGCAATTTTAAAAAAGAAAGTAAAAAATGCAGATACAGGTAGAGATGTAACCGTAGCATCAGCATTAAATTATAAAGACCAAAAAGGTAGTGGAGCAAGGTCGGCATATCACGCAGCAGCTGCAATGTTAAAAGGGGCTGGTTATAGTGAAAAAAATGTGGATATGATTGATGACCCTAATCCGGAAGAACCACAATACTATGCTAAGCAAAAACCACAAGAAAAACCAAATTCTAAAGTAGCACCACAACAAAAATCAACTAAATCAGGTCCAATTATTGATGACCCTAAATTAGCAAAAGCTACTATTAGTGCAGCAAATAAAGAATTGGCTAAGATAATCAAAGCCGGAGGAATACCTACAAAAGATGGCGTAGGAATTATAACAGCATTAACAAAGACATTAAATGGTCAAAACTTAAATGCAAAAGAAAAACAAATTTCAGCAAATTATTTGAGAGTTAAAGATAATCCAACAGATGCGGCGGTTTATATTGTATATCCTCCAGGAAAAGCAACTAAACATATTAAAGTTAAAGTTGGTAATAAAAACTTAGATAAATTAGTTCAATACGGAAAGAATAATTTTGGAAATAGTAATGATGGGAACTCTAGTTCAGGACCAGCAACTCCACCAGTTCCAAAGAAAGGTGTTACTGCAATGAGTATTAATCCAAATAGTGTTGATACTCCAATTAAACACGATGGTAATTCATTTCAATTCGGAAATGGACAAAAGATAGAAAAAGTAAATCTACCAAAAAGAGATGAATTGGTTAAATCATTTATCAAAAACCAGAAGATGTCTGCGGAAGAAGCAAATAAACAAGCAGATAAATTAATAATAGCAGCGGAACAAAACAATGGTGTAGTTGATTATTTTTCAAAAGGTGGTAATAATATAAAAATGATTGATTGGGGAGCTGAGCCTACAACAAACGAAGGTAGAAATACTATTTTAAAAAATGTAAAAGAAAAAAGTATTAAGAAATTTGAATCTTTTTTTAGAAAAGCAAATAAAGGTCAACTAAGACCAGAAGAAGCTCAAATATTAAAATTTTATAATGATACAAAATCTCCATACGAAACTCCAAATTTTGATAAATTACCACCGGAGCAACAAAAAAAATTAAGAGATGAGTATGTTGGTAAGATAGAGCATTTAATGGAACTTATGGTAAAGAGTCCATCATTTAGACAAGGTGTTCCTGATTTTGTTGAGGTACTACGATATTCGGCGTATTTAGGACAAGGATATGAAGCATATTTACCAGCAGATAGTACATTTCAAATTTCAGACATTATAGTATTTGCACCTAGAGATATTTTAAAACAAAATACACAAGGAAAAGATTTAGCAGAACAAATAACAGGTAAAGTATCTAACATTATTGAAAGTTTAGTATTTACAGGCGGCGTATCTGAAAAATTTTTAGAAGGTGGTGCAAGTAGTGGTATTGAGAGGGTTTTACAATCTGAATTTTTTGGTGGTAAAGATGGTAAATTTAAAACAAAAGATAGAACATTGGAAATGATGAATACTTACACATTTGCATTTAGAAATAAAGATAGGTTTGCAAAACAAAATCCAAGATTAGAAGGATTTGATAAAGATTATAAAGCAGCAATTAAGGTAGGTAAAACAGAAGAAGAAGCAACCGAATATGCTAAAAAAGAAGCAAGTAAACGATGGACTAAATTATCAAAAGAAGAACAAAGTAAAAAATTAGGAGAATACGAAGATATTATAAATCAATTACCAGACGATAAGGAAATTGATAAACAAGAAAAAATGATTGAATCATATATAGATGATGCAGTTAAAAGTGGTATCATTTCTAAAGAAGAAGCATTTAAAATTAGAAAAGAAGGTCAACATCAAGGTGATTTAATTGCAGGTAAGGTTGATAAAAAAGGAGCGGGGAATTGTTTAGATAAAAAAGGAAAAGATAAATATAAAAGAATGGTTAGTTTATGGGCAAGAATGGGGGCAGCAGTAGAGCAAATTTATAATAAAGATTTAAAATATACTTTATTTAAAAATAGTAGAGAATTATTTGATGGTAAAGGTAATTTCAAAAAGAATCAATTGTTAAATAAATGTGGAATGAGTTGGAGTTATGATCCAGGAATTGCAGCAACTGCAAATGTACAAAATGGACCAAAAGGATGTATGTCATTAGCAATGAATAATCCAAATTCATCACATATTATTTCATTAGATTAGGAAAATAAAATAAATGAAGACACAATTACTTTGTACTTTTAGTACAAAAACAGATGTAGAAAATCACTTAGAATTAATTAAAAGCAATTATACATTAGCCTATAACTACATCTATGTTCTTCAAAACAAAAACATTCCAAATGAATTGTTTATAACTTACAATGTAGTGGTAGAAAATACACAACCAAATTTAGAAATAAAAACTATTTTGGTTCATAGAAAAAAACAAAGTAATACATTATACACAATTAATGCATTGAACAATGTTATTATGGAAGCAACCGGTGGACAATTAGATAATAAGTTTGAAGTGGATTGGGAAAAATATAGAAATTGTATATTGGTTACAAATACCGAAGGTGTTAAAAAAATATACACTAGAGTATTTGATGTTATAGATTTGACAAAATAAATAGTTATGATATATTGGTTTACAGGACAACCTGGTAGTGGAAAAACTACTATGGCTAATTGGCTGGAAGCTCATTTAATACATAAAGTTATCACTATTGATGGTGATGATATTAGAGATGTATTTCAAAACAAAGATTATTCAGAAGAAGGTCGCAGAAAGAATATAACTAATGCACAAACATTGGCTAAGTTCTTACAACACAAAGGCTATAACGTAGTGGTATCATTAGTTTCACCATATAAAGACCAAAGAGATAAATTCAAACAAGAAATGGGTGATAACCTAATAGAAATTTATGTTCATACTTCAAACGAAAGAGGTAGAGAAAGTTTCCATGTTTCTAACTACGAAGCACCTACTGAATTTTATATTGATTTAGATACTACAAATGAAAAAGAAATAGATACTTTCAAAAAACTTCGTAAAGATTTGGGAATTTAATAAATAAATTGTATATTAGGATATATGAAAAAATACGCATTATTCATCGGAAGATGGCAAACGTGGCACAAAGGACATGAATGGTTAATTAATCAGCAGTTAGAAAAAGGTAAAAATGTTTGGGTGGCAATTAGAGATGTTCCACAAGATGTGAACAATCCTAAAACCGCACAACAGGTTTTAAAAGAATTATCAAACGAACCATTCTTTACAAACAATTTTGATAAAATTTTATTATCAATCATACCAGATATTGAAAGTGTAAACTATGGTAGAGCAGTTGGATATAATGTTATCTATCATGAACCACCAAAAGATATTGAAGAAATAAGTGGTACTGCAATTAGAAATAAATATATAGATACAAATGGTGATGAAATTGTATACAACATAGAAGCAGATAAGTAATGGTAGTAGAAAGAAAGAGACACATTGCAAAAACTATCTCATATCGAATTGTAAGTACCTTAATTGGATTCTTATTGATGTGGTTGATAAGTGGTTCAATTAAAGTAGGTGCCGCATTTGGAGTAGCAGAATTGATTTATAAACCTATTCAGTATTATCTACATGAAAGAGTTTGGTATAAATGGATTAAGTACGGATTAAAAAAATAAGTTATATGTCGGATATAAAAGAAGCAGTAAACGGACCAGCATATTATGGTGGTATCGATAACCCATATGAAGTAATTAAAGTATGTGAAGCATGGGGATTAGACAAAGATGCATACCTATTCAATGTAGCAAAATACATAGCAAGGGCCGGAAAGAAGGACCCAGCAAAGGAACTAGAGGATTTAAAGAAAGCAGTTTTTTACCTAGAAAGAAGGATAAAATTACTCTCTAAATAATTTGGTAGTTTCAATAAATTATCGTATCTTTATTGTATAGGAATTAAGAAAATCGATATTTATACGTGAGATTAAATCGCGATAATCTTAAAACTTAAAAACAAATTTTTAAAACTTAAAAACAAAACAGCATGAACATTAATGCAATCAAGCAACGTCTTAATTCGTTGCAAAACACTTCGAAGAAAACGGACTCATTGTGGAAAACCAAACCTGGAAAGTACCAAGTTCGTATCGTACCTTACAAATTCAATAAGGAAAATCCTTTCATTGAATTATTATTTCACTACAACATTAACAACAAAACTTATTTGAGTCCAGCTTCCTTTGGAAGACCTGACCCAATTTTAGAGTTCGCAGAAAAACTTAAGAAATTAGGTGATACTGAGAATTGGAAAGCGGGTAAGAAAATGGAGCCTAAATTAAGAACTTTCGCACCTGTGGTAATCAGAGGTCAAGAAAACGAAGGTGTTAAATTTTGGGGATTTGGTAAAACTGTTTATCAAGAGATTTTAGCTATCGTAGCTGATCCTGATTACGGCGATATTACCGATGAAACAAATGGTAGAGATATTGTTATTGAAATTGTAGAGGAAGCAGGTAAAACATATCCTGAAACTCGAATCAGAGTAAAACCAAATGTATCTTTATTACATGATACACCGGCAACAGCGGCAAAATTGTTAGAGGACCAAACTGATATTACTGAAATCTATTCAGAATTATCTTATGCAGAATTAAAGACTGTGTTAGAGAATTGGTTGAATCCAACGGCGGCAGTTGAAGAAGAAAATCCAACTCCTTCCGTAACTCAGCAAACATTAGCTCCTCAACCAAAGAAAGTTGAAGAACAATTGAGTGAAAAGAAAGGTGAATTTCCAAATGATTTACCTTGGGATGATGAGACAGTTGCACCAGCACCAAAAGTGGATGTGGCAGCAGCATTTGATGACTTATTTAACTCATAATTTTTATGGCAAAAGTAGACTTAGCAAATCAAATTGCCGATAGTCTTAACAAAAAGTGGAAAGACCAAAAGGTAGCTTTCTTCTTGGATGATGATTCCGATGGAGCCCCAACCAATGTACCAGGTTGGGTTTCCACTGGAACAGCAATGTTAGACGTAGCAATTTCGAACAGACCTTATGGGGGATTACCCGTAGGAAGAATTACCGAAATCACCGGTTTAGAACAAAGTGGTAAATCACTTTTAGCAGCACACGTGTTAGCTGAAACACAAAGACAAGGTGGGGTAGCAGTATTAATTGATACTGAAACAGCGGTAAGTAGAGAGTTCTTTGATGCAATTGGAGTAGATGTTTCTAAACTATTATACGTTTCAGTAGACACAGTTGAGGATATTTTTGAAACAATTGATACAATCATTGAGCAAGTTCGTAAAGGTGATAAGGATAGATTAGTTACAATCGTAGTCGATTCAGTAGCAGCAGCATCAACTAAAAAGGAGATGGATGCTGATTATGATAAAGATGGTTACGCAACTGATAAGGCAATTATCATTTCAAAAGCAATGAGAAAGATTACAAATGTAATTGGTAGACAAAGAATCTCCGTTGTATTTACTAATCAACTTAGGCAGAAATTAGGTGTGATGTTTGGTGACCCTTGGACTACATCGGGTGGTAAAGCATTAGCATTCCACGCTTCGGTTCGTATTCGTTTAAAGAATATGGGACAGATTAAAGCAGGTGAGAGAATCATTGGTATCAAAGTAAGAGCACAGGTTATTAAGAATAGATTAGGACCACCATTACGTTCAGCAGATTTCGATATATTCTTTGATAGAGGTATTGATAATTTCGGTGGATGGTTAAAGGTGATGAAAGATAACAAATTAGTTAAGCAAGGTGGAGCATGGTACGAATATGTAGACACTGATACTGGTGAAGTTATTAAATTCCAATCTAAAGATTTTATCCAAATGATGGGAGTTAAGGATGAATTAAGAGACCAAATTTATAGAAAGATTTGTGAAGCAACAATCTTACAATATAAAAAAGAAGGAATCGATCCGGATGAAATTACATATGATAACGGAGGGCAAGAGCCTGAACCCGATATCGAAACAG